TCAATCTCTATTCTCACAAATAAATTATATCAGGAGTACGGCGGGTGGGATTTGAACCCACGATTGACGGTTTATAAGACCGCTGCCAAAACCAGGCTAGGCTACCGCCGCGCATGGTTATATTACTGTTAAAGAAAAAATATTAAGAGTAAGCATAACAAGGTTTATTCCTAAGGAGACAATTGTTAATATGGCTATACTAGAGTTCTTGGATTGCTCTGCAAGAGTATAAAGATTTACAATACAAGATAAGGTCCAAATTACCAAAGAAATAATAAGAAATGCAAGAATCATTTTTTCTCCTAATGTTATGAATATTGTATGCCATATTGATGGCTGTGTCAACTAGAAAAATCCAAAAGATGAAAGATATTCAGAAATATCTTGTGTTGGTTTGGGTGGAGCAGAAATAACATCTTTTTGTTTTTGTTCATTTGATCTACTAATAGATTTCCAATCATGAATTTCTATCTCTTGATTTCTATTGCGAGGCGTGTGACTAATTGCATTATATACCGCTCCACACATGGCGTCAGCCAAGTCCTTAGACTTTTTTCTTGGATGGTCAACCTTTTTATCGGAAACAATTCTTAACTCACCCATTTCCTCAAGAAGCAAATCAATGTGAGGGGCAGCAACTCGCTCTTCATAAATAAGCATTGCAAGATCCTCATAGTGTTTCTTTGCCACTGACAAGGTATCTGTTTTAATACCTACCGTCTTAAGTTCCTGTTGAATATCAAATGACTGCCATCGGTCAAAGGTTACCATTCCAATATTAAATCCCTGTCGCCTAAAGTCTACAATCCAATTCTTCACTTCAGAAAGATCTACTGGACCTTCTTTGCGAGGTTCCCACCACACTATTGCATCTACAATAACAAATGGAACAATCTGTGTATAGTCATTAAATGATTTTACTTCTACCCATTTCTGTACATGAGAAATTGCTACAGCACACTTATCATGTTTTTGTGCAAGGTCAGCATGAAGAAAATAAATCTTATCTTCATCTGGAACAAATGTTGGCTCTATTCTTTTATATACATCAATTGGATTTCTCAAACTCATACATTTTTCAAGTTTATCCCTCTGCTTAAAAAATGCATCAGAGGCAAATGATGGCATACAAGCAAATCTTTGCATTGCATCTGCGTGATCTGTTAAGAATGAGATCTTAAAATCTTCAATGCTGCGAGTAGGATTTACATCCCATGTAGGACGTTTAATAGCAAAGATTCCAGGATATCTGTAAGAAATAATATGATCTTCTTCCCATTCAATTTCAAAATTATTTCCTTCTATATCAGGTGGGAGATCTGGATCAATAATAAACTTATGATTCTTATAGACAACTTCTTTTTCAACAACAACATCATCATACCGTTTAGAAATAAAATCTCCTGGATAACGGGGAAATGAAAGAAGAATTACCTTTCCATAGTCTGGAAAACGTGAGTCAACTGACGCCTTGAATGCTTTATAAATTGCATCACCAGTCTTTGCGTTCTCATTGCCACTTGCTGAGTCCTGAGCAAAGCCAGAGATCTCATCAAGGATGGCAAGGATAAGATTTAGACCCTCGTGTGATTCACGCTCTGAATGTCCTGAATAGACCGTTATGGCCTTATCAAATTCTACGCTATCTGCTTTTGGATCATACTTGCCAGCAAACCAAGGAGAACGCTCAATCTTATTTTTAAATCCTTTAAAGAATACATTTCTAGCCTGCTGTGCGTTAATAGCAATATTAATAATGTCAATAGCATCACCAGGAGGTTTGCCAAAGTATCTCGCAGGATCTTTTAAACACATTAATTTATAAACTAAATAAGCACAACCGATGGTTGATGTGTGATCCTTGCCACTACCTTTACCACATTGAAGAATTACTTCACCCTTAGTGTATTTCTTATAATGTGCCCTGCCATCCTTCTCACCCATAAATCTAATTAAATCTTCTTCCTTGTAGATCTGACTCATTGCTTCTACAAGATCTCTTTGAATTTGAGAAAGTTCTGGTTGATTCAAAAAATCTTCTGAATGTAAAAATGTTTCTAGGTCTACTGGAGTTTCTTCAAATGGAGAATCATCCAATGCCTCCATGAAAGAACTAAAATCAATTGTCAACTGTAATCACTTCCTCATTGCCTGCCGCTGCTGCAAGACGACGAGCAACTTCATTCTTGCATCGTGGACAGTCAGCAGATACATCTCTAAGGATATTAATTAAAACTTCCTGCTTTCTTTCTTGTTCAAGAAGTTCTTCTGCTAATTCTTTATTCTCAAGAAGGCCAGCCTTTTGAAGCATGTCGATGCGACGAGTTTCAATATCAAGCACAAGTTTAATGGCCGTAGTTTTTGCACCAAGGTTTGATGTTACATTGGCATCTTCAATTACTTCGTAAGCCTGTTTAATTAAATAATTATAATGTTGATCTGCTGAAGCCAGAGCCTCTCTTGCCCTACTTCTAACGGCTTCACTGTTGGAAGCCATTTGCTTCCACTCTCTAAGCATTGACGATACTCTGGCACGCGGAATATCAAGTTCTTTTGAAATTTCTGTTTCATTTTTACCCTTGATATATTCTGCCGCCACTGCATTTACTTCTTCAAGATGAAGCATTATGTCTGTCATAGTTCTCCCTAGAGGGACAATTATAGCAGCGGTGGGGTAGGAATGTTGCCACCTACATTTAAATTCGGTTTCCTACCCCACACACTAACTAGTTACAATTGCTTGGAAATTTGTTATACCAAGACTTATATTTTTTGTATACAGATTTAGGGGTGTATAGCCCCTTATATCTTCCTGCCCCATCAATATCCCAAGGATAGAATGTTTTACCATGCTGTGAGATTTGATAGGCAATCATAATATTATAATCACGGGTAAGAAGTTTGGCAGTATTCCACCAAGGCTGCTTACTCCATGCTGCGCGGTTGAATTGGAAGACTCCGTAGTCTCCAGTGGAAGATATGTGAGTTGCAGCACCTCCACTTTCACGCATAGCAATAGCCCATGCGATCCTCAATCCTCTACCCTTAAAACCAGCCTTAGCCAATGACTTGACTAGCCAATTTTTACAGATAGGTTCTGGCCTTACCTCAGCCCTTGCTTTATTTACGACAGGCTTTGATAAAGCCTCCGTCGCAATAGGTGCATTTGACTTAGCATACACCTGTTCGTTGGTAGCGGCGACAGCAGTTGATCCACTTAGCATCAACACCATAACCATAATACCTCCTACCAGTTTCGTTTTCGTCATTTGTTTCCTCCTTGCGGCGGCAACACTATTCTAGGATAACACGTTTCTTTTCGAAAGTGTTGCAAATTTAGGATATATGTTATTTATGTCACATTAACTTGCTAGACGTTTTCTGTTAAATGTACGTTCTCTATGACAATTAGCACAGACAACTTCACATTTATCTATTTCTTTAAATATATCTTCAACAGAATGATAGTCAAGCATTGACGCTATATTTGCTACCTTTGTTCCAGTAACGTGGTCAAAGTCAAGTATATAGTAGGGATAAGACACTTTGCAATCTGTGCATCCATTTTTTTCTTTAATTTTTGCAATCATTTCTTGCAATTCTTTTTTTCTTTTTGCTGTTCTTTTTTGGGGTTTCTCTTTTTTATTTTTATTTAAATCAAAAAATGGTTGCTGCACAAACTTTTTTGTGTCTTTGGGCACAAATTATATTATACCGTTTTCTTTTTTCTAGTTTTAGGTAATGGTTTAATCCTATTTGGCCTAAAAGATCTCCAAGCACACATTACTCCAGAACGAATTTCAAAGCAATCAATCCATTCAATTGCATTATCAGTTCTTATAACATGCTGAAGAAATTTAAACTTTCCTCCGTGCTCTCCATCAATCTTGATGGTTTCATCTTTAATTATTGTTCTGCCATCTGGCATTGTATAAGAATCATTTATAGCATAGAGGTGTGCGTTTGGACTAACTGTTGCTTTTCTGCGAGCCATAATTCCCCTGCAATCTGTTGATTTCATCATTGATATAAAAGACAGCCTTCTTCAAGTCCTCAATATGTTTATCTTCATTCTTCAAGCCAGCACGCCAAAGATATTTGATAGCATTGCCTATATTATAGTTCCTATGACGAACAATGTCAATACACTCTACTCCACTAGGATCGCTCGTATAGTGTGATGGATGATTTACCATATCATTCATTTTCTTAATCCAAACTTTTTTAATTGACGGTAAATAATTTGTAAACTTACATTACACTCTTTTGCAATTTCTTCTGGAGTTTTCTTGTCAACAAGAATTCTTTTTCTTAAAAATGCTTCGGAATGATGAAGGGTGCTTCCTCTAGGCATTGTTACTTCCCACTACCTTGGTCCAATTTTCCATAGAGTATACCCCAATACCTATTGCATCTGCAATATCATTATCAGAGTTTCCTATATTAAATCTTTCATTCATTGTTGCAATAGTTCTATTTTTTCTTATTTCACGTTCTCTTGTCTTATACCAAGAGTTGCTTTTGCCTGGTGTTGTATTTTTAATCTCATCTTTTTCTTGTTGATTAAGTAATCTTGTACCAACATAATTTTGCCAAGCAACGGGGCTTACTGCGTATACCGCCTTTACTCCAGCCATACTTGCAGCAGCCAACAGCGCACCCTGACATTTTGCAAGTTGTGCAGCAGTCTTAGGTGAATTTGCAAAGATTGTATCTTCAATAACAATTACTTCTACTGGAAATGAATTAAAAAAGGCAACAGTCTTGTGTGACGTATCAGCAATCTTTTCATAAACATTATTTCCTTGATACTTTATTTTTCCCCAGTGAAGTAAATTACCATCAACAAAATAGGCAAATGCTAAACTATTAGTGCTTGCATCAATAGCACAAAATGAACTGGGGAGATCAAAATTTCTTAATCTACCTATTTTGCTCATAATCAAATAATCCTTTAAGTTCTTTAAGCATTTTATCTACCTGCTTTTTATTTATAGAACAGGCATCACAAAAATCATTTTCGTTATAAATACTTATAACCGTTTCACATCCACCGCTACACTTTCTTTTCTTTTTTGAAAGTTTGTTTCTACGGTTCCTTTTATATCTTTCATTAATCTTTTCTTTTGTTGATAGTTCGCGGCACTCCCCAGAACAGTAAATTTGATATTGAACATTGGGAATAAATTCTAGGGAGCACCACTCACAAAACTTCATTCAAGATACTCCAGTGGTTCAATTTTTATTGTGCCCTTATCGGCATTGTTACATGCTTCTCTTACTGGGCATCCACCACATACCTTGGAATTTGATCGGTATGTCTTCTTTGGGATCTCTTTACTTTCCCAT